GTGGCTCGCGACGGTTCAGGTAACTTTACTGCTGGAACCATTACGGCAACTAGTGCTGCTGCAACAGTTTCTACTGGTGCTACTGGTATTGGTTACATGGGTCTGCCTCAAAACGCTACCACTACAGGTGCCTATACAATACTTGCTGCTGATGCTGGTAAACATATTTATTCAACTGCTACTCGTACAGTAACTATTCCTGCTAATGCGACTACTGCTATGCCTATTGGAACAACTATTGTGTTTGTTGCTGCCACAGGCGCAACGGTAACTATCGCAATCACAACAGACACCATGTATCTCGCTGGTACTGGAACAACTGTTTCTAAAACTCTTGCACCATTTGGTGTAGCGACTGCTATCAAAATTACTTCTACATCGTGGATTATTAGCGGTAACGGGTTGACCTGATGACAGGAGTACTTGGCGGTCTAATTGGAGTTATGAAACCATCAACTGCTACCATCCCATCGCTTGAATATCTTGTTGTTGGCGGCGGCGGCGGAGGCGGCGGTAATCGTGGTGGCGGTGGTGGTGCTGGTGGTTTTAGAACTGCTACTGGTTTCTCTGTTAGTGGTTCGTTTTTAGTAGAAGTTGGTGGAGGCGGTGCTGGCTCTACTGCTAACGGTGGTTTTGGCGGAGTCGGTGGCAGTTCACAGTTCTCCACAATTATTTCACTAGGCGGTGGACGCGGTGGTGGTAACGGCGGTAACGCTGCAGGTGGCACTGGTGGTTCAGGTGGCGGTAGTGGTAATGCCCAAACAGGCGGCAATGTCGGCGGGTTAGGTACTGCTGGTCAAGGAAACGATGGTGGTCACTGGGACAATGTGCAGTCCGCAGGTGGTGGCGGTGGTGCTAGTGCAGTCGGACAAAACGCTTTTGGTGGTAGTCAAGGTGGAAACGGTGGCGCAGGGGTAGTATCGTCAATAACAAGCACATCTGTCACATACGCTGGTGGTGGTGGTGGTGGTAGCGACAACCTAGGACCGAGTACTGGCGGTGCTGGTGGTGGTGGTGCTGGTGGTAACGGTAGTATTTTTGCAATAAACGGAAGTATAAACACTGGTGGTGGCTCAGGTGGTACAGGTGGAGCAGGTATGACCTCAGGACCTACTGGTGGTTCAGGAATTGTTGTTATTAAATATGCGGACTCACTTCCCAACCTAACAACCATCGGTGGTTCATTGGTCAAATCAGGCGGTGGAACAGTGCCAACAACCACAACGGGTGGTTTTAAGATTTATGTCTTTACAGGTGGAACAGGAACGGTCATAATCTAATGGCACACTACGCTTTCCTAGACGCAAACAACATCGTGACCCAAGTAATTGTCGGTGTTGATGAAACAGAACTCATTGAAGGTTTAACCCCTGAACAGTGGTATAGCAACTTTCGTGGTATGAAGTGTCTACGCACTTCATACAATAATAACATTCGTGGTCGCTATGCAGGTATCGGCTACACTTATGATGAAAACTTAGATGTGTTTATTGCACTGCAGCCGTTTCCTTCTTGGACACTGAATCCAGTTACTACTCAGTGGGAGCCACCTGTTCCTATGCCACCACTAGGTTTGTATTTTTGGAATGAACAAACACAAAATTGGACAGAAGGATAAACAATAATGGCAACTAACTTTCCCACTAGTCTTGATGCGTTGATTAACCCGCAACCAAACAACACATTAGATTCACCTAGTCATAGTACGCACCACACACACTTGAATGATTGCATTGAAGCATTAGAGGCTAAGGTCGGTGTCAACAGTTCTTCTGTTGCCACCAGCCACGATAAGATTCTTACCCTGAAGGCTAACATTGCTAGTCCTAGTTTTACTGGTCCTGTCGTTAGTGCTGGTACTGTTACTGCACCAACTTTTGTTGGGGCGTTGACAGGTAATGCTACTACTGTAACTACTGTTCCTGCTTTGACTGGTGATGTCACAACTACTGGTTCAACTAATGTTACAACAATTTCTAATAGTGCTGTTGGTAATGCTCAACTTGGTGCTAGTTCTGTTACTAGTGGCAAAATAGATAATGCTGCTGTCCTAGGTAGAAAAATCAATAAAGACATGAATAGTTTTAATGGTGCAACTTACACTGTTCAAGACAGCGATTATATTCTTACTCATTACGGCTCAACGATTACTTATGTGACTTTGCCTAACGCATCATCCTATACGGGTAGACCGTTGTTGTTTCGTCAAATTGGTTCGGCTGGAGTTATATCTGATGCAACTAATGTTATTCCTAAGTCAAGTACTAGTCCATCAAGCGGTAACATAGGTCGCCTTTATGGTCCTGTGATTGTGACGCAGACTCAAGGTACATGGGCTGAACTTGTTTCTAATGGCACAAACTGGGTAATAGTAGCATCTGACGAAAACATCGCGTAATCACACTGGGACTGGTATTGTATGACAACATATAATAACGCTGGACTAATATATAATGAAGTCGGTTTAATCTATCTTGGTGATGCAACACTATACAATCAGGCTGGGTTAACATACAATGATGCAACCCGACTATATGATGGCACACTCACTGGTCCACAGACAGTCTCTAGGGATGCTACTGGGTCAGGTCTTGGCACAGATTCTTTAACTAGTTTTGTATCCAGCCTTAGAGATGCTACTGGCTCAGGTGTTGGGTCGGGTACTGCCACTACTAATATTGTTATTGTGTATGCTGATGCTACTGGGTCAGGTGTCGGTTCGGGGACTGCAACTGGTTTCAAGATTTTTATTGTTGACGGTTCTGCTAGTGGGTTGGGTTCCTCTGCTGTCACCGCAGCGCGCACTGTAGTGTGTTCTGCTGTCAGCAATGGTATCGGGGGGTCCTCTAGTACCCGATTGTTGTTTGCGTTCCGCCTAGGGACATCTAGTGGTGTTTCTACAGAAACTAATACTAGTATAAAAACTTCCTTTAGGACTGCTGCTAACTCTACTGCTGGTTTTGCTGATGTGGCGTGGGTGAACGCTGGTCACACAATGAATGATAAGGTTAGAAAAAGCCGACGAAAGAATCCTAGATATCCTTTCGCCTATATACGCAGGAGATAACCCGTAGTGGAGTTGAATGAACTTGTTAATGAGCGTGAGTGGCGTGTATGTCGCGGTCCCAAGGACCCGACAACAGACGAACTAGTTGAGGCTTTTACATATTTTTGTAAAAACTATTGGCATATCAAACATCCTGAGCGTGGACGAATAAAGTTCACTATGCGCACAGCGCAAATAGAAACCGTCAGGTCATGGCTAGATAACCGCTATAGTGTTGTGCTGAAAGCACGACAGATAGGTTTCTCTACGCTGGCTGCAGCATATTCTTTTTGGCTGGTGTTCTTTCAGTCCGATAGGTTTGTTATTATGTTGTCGCGTACGGAACGCGAGGCTATGAAACTGTTGCAGAAATCTAAGTATGGTCATCGTTGGCTTCCTGAGTGGATGCGTATTCGTGGACCTAGATTGTTGACTGACCATCAACTTAAAATGGTTTTTGATAACGAGTCTGCCATAGAGTCATTGCCCTCTAGCAATGACCCTGCGCGTGGTGAATCCGTGTTCCTAGTTATCGTTGACGAGATGGCGTTCTTACCCAACCCTGATGAGGCATGGGCTTCTATTGAACCTATTGCCGATGTTGGTGGTCGTGTCATCTGTTTGTCAACGGCTAACGGTTCAGGTAACTTCTTTCACAGTTTGTGGGTTGGTTCCCAAACAGGAACTAACCTATTTAAGGGTATCTTTTGGTCTTGGGATGCTGGTGACCGTGACGCAGACTGGTATGAAGTTAAAAAGAAATCGTTACCCGATTGGCAGTTACATCAAGAGTACCCTAGGTCCCCTGAGGAAGCGTTCATTAAGTCAGGTAATCCTGTGTTTGACTTGGATGTAATTTCTGCTATGATACCGTCCCGACCTGAGGTGGGCTATTTGGATGAGTCTGATTTTATTATTGGTTCTGATGGTCCTATGAAAGTTTGGGAGTACCCTGAGTTGAACGACATCTTTGTGGTTGGGGCAGATGTTGCTGAAGGTTTATCTTATGGCGACTATAGTTCAGCCCATGTTATTAACGCTAAAACTGGTGCTGTCGTAGGGCATTGGCATGGACATATTGACCCTGACTTATTTGGGGATATGTTGGCATATATTGGTTGGATGTTTAACTCTGCCTTGATTGGAGTAGAGAACAACAACCATGGTTTAACAACCCTTAAGGCACTTCAGCGTAGCGGGTATCAGAACATTTATCGTCAGCGAAGGTTGGCTAACGCCCGCCCTCAGGCTACTGAAGTCCTAGGTTGGCGTACCACTAGTTCTAGTAAGCCTTTAATGATAGATGAGTTGTCTGCGACTATGCGTAATGAGGAATTAGATTTGGCTTGCGAGAACACTATAGCCGAGTTACGAACATTTGTTCGTAAGGAGAACGGCAGGATGCAAGGCTCTCCTCACGACGACAGGGTTATATCTTTGGCTATTGCTAATCAGATGTTAAAGTTTGTGTATCTACCTGAATACTATGCTGGTGAAACTATACCTAGGAACTCTTTGGCTTGGTGGGAACAGTTCTTAAAGAAGGATGTTACGCCCACTAATCAACCTTTGGGCGCATATAATGTACGGCACGGTGCAGGTATCACACGGTAACGAACGGCTATCTATTAATATGGGAATGTTTTTATGTGAAGATTGTGGAAAACCTGTAGTTCTTGATATGATTCCACGCCGTGGCAAAGTATGTTTTGGTTGCCATCTAAAGGGTATCCGCCTAGGATTTAGCCATGGCAAGGAAGATTTCCACGGTCCAACCATTAAGGAACGCCAAGACAAAACTGTTTCTGACGCTAAGATAAATGGCTATAACGCTGAACCTGTCGGTCAGCGTTGGGTCTGAAATGTGGGTTCCTATTGTTGTTGCCTTAATTACTGGACCACTAGTTGTAGTACTAGCAAAGTTTGATAAAAGGAATACGGCTCAACATGGGGCTAACATGAAAGTTTTACAAAATATAGAAGTAAAAATAGACAAGATAGATGACCGTCTTGACGGTCATATTGACTGGCATTACAAGGGAGAATCTAGTGATATATAAAGCAGCAGCAAAGAAAGCCCTAGCAACCTTCGTGTTTGCATCCACAGGTATTTTAGTGGGTGGAGCAGTAGGTGGTATCGCAGTGTGGGAAACAGCATTTTGGGCTGGCGTTGGTGCGTTAATCAACTTCCTATATCGTGCCTCGGAACAGGCTATCAAAGAAGCCAACCTAGATGACGCTGGAGAATAATGGCTCGTCCCAGCAACTTTGATTATTTAGCACGCTACCGCAAAAAAATTACATCTAGTAAGCAGTGGCGTAAAGAAGAATCATATGACGCTACATGGAAACGATTGATTGACCTATATCGTGGTCAACACTACGAACATTTTTCTGACGAGGACCGCATCCTTGTTAACATGGCTTTCTCTACAGTGAATGTTATTGCACCAAGTATTTCGGTAAACTATCCTAAGATTACTGTTGCGGCAGTTGACCCTGAGAACGCTGCTCAAGCCGTTATCGCTGAGGCTGTAGTAAACTATTGGTGGCGACATCGTGAAATCAAATCGCAGTTCCGTCGCGGAGTTAAAGACCTACTTATCGTTGGTCACGCGTGGATGAAAGTCGGCTACAAGTATGTTGAAGAAGAAGAAATTGGCGACGACACAGATAACAGCGAGTCCGATACAGAAAAAAACTATACTCAAACAACATACAATGTTCTAGAAGATACGCCGTTCGTTGAACGCGTATCCCCATTTGATATCTTTGTTGACCCTGACGGTATCTCTATGGATGATATTAAATGGATATGTCATCGTGTCCGCAGACCCATATCAGATGTTCGCACAGACAAAAGGTATAACCGTTCTGTCCGCGCAGAAGTATCGGCAGTTTCTTTTTCACGCTATTCAACAGAAGAATCCAATCACCGCAAAATCAATGACAAAGATGAAGGCTATGCCGACATCTACGAGTTTTATGATTTGAGAAACAACACTGTTAGTGTGTTCTCTGATAGTGGCGACTCGTTTTTAATTAAGCCACAGAAGATGCCGTATGCTTTTGGTCATCCTTTTGTAATGTTGCGCAACTATGATGTGCCTGACCAGTTCTATCCTATTGGAGACTTAGAAGCGATTGAGCCTTTGCAACGAGAACTTAATAGTACTCGTACGCAGATGATGAATCATCGTAAACGGTATGCGCGCAAGTATCTGTATCGTGAAGCAGCGTTAGATGGTAATGGTCGTGCAGCCTTAGAGTCCGATGAGGACAACATAATGGTACCTGTGATTGGTGACTTCCCATTAGGTGATGTTGTTTCACCGTTCCCTGCGTTGATTAACCCACCTGAGTTCTATAACCAGTCGGCGATGATTGAGCAAGACATTAATGCAATTAGTGGTGTGGCAGAGTTTATGCGTGGCAGTGTGTCGGAAATCCGACGCACCGCAACGGAAGTAGGATTGCTGCAAGATGCTGCTAATGCGAGGACAGCAGATAAACTGGCTACTATTGAACTTGGTGTAGCAAACATTGGTAAGCGTCTATTGGGATTGTCTCAACAGTTCTTGACTGGTACGCAAGTTGCGCGCATTATTGGCAAAGATGGTGACGCAGTATGGATAAAGTATGACCGTGACTATATTGCTGGAGAGTTTGACTTTGAAGTTGTTGGTGGTTCTACAATGCCAAACAACGAGTCGGCACGACGAGCGCAAGCATTGGATATGATGAACGCTATGACTTCTTTTGCTCAGGCTGGTATTGTGGATATGGGCAAGTTGGCTGCATATGTGTTGCAGACAGGGTTTGGTGTCAAGAACCCTGAGTCTTTTATTGTTGCACCGCAGGAACCTGAACAGCCCGAACCTTCTGTCCCCGAACAAGGTGGTCCTATGCAGGGTGGTGACCCGTTGGCGGGTTTACCACCTGAACTGTTGCAAATGTTGTTGGCTGGTGGCGGAGAGCCACCTCCTGAACCACCGATGGACCCATCTATGGGTGGACTACCACCTGAGATGCTCGCCTAGTTTGTTTCTGTAGAAACTAAACGAACGCTAGTTACTATATTAGAGCAACCTTTTTGGACTCTAGTATTGGAGAAATCTAGTGGAAAATATAGAAGCCCCTGTAGCCGCCCCCGAATTGGGACAAGTGGAAACATCGGAAGTTGGGACTGCCTCAGTCCCTGATGCACCTAGTTACGACTTTGTTAACACAGAAGATTTTGGCGACAAGTATGTCAAAGTTAAAGTTGATGGAGCCGATGTAGATGTACCTTGGAAAGAGGCTATTAGCGGATATCAGCGTCAGTCGGATTATACCCGTAAGACGCAAGAGTTGGCTACCCAGCGAGAGAGCCTACAGTTTGCTCAAACAATAGCACAAGCATTAGACAACGACCCAACAGGAACTATTGAACTGTTGAATCGTCATTACGGAACTGGGCAACCAGTCAACCAGCCTAGTGCAGAGCCTGAGTTCGCAGACCCTTTGGAACGCCAAGTGTACGAACTGAATCAAAAGATTTCATCCTTTGAACAGATACAAGCACAAAGCCAACTAGAGAAAGAGATAGGCAGATTGCAAAATCAGTACCAAGATTTTAACGCTTCTGATGTTATCAATCAGGCTTTACGAACTGGTAGTAACGACTTGGAATCAATCTATAAGCAAATGGCTTATGATAGACTAGTCCAAGAAGTTAATACTTACCGTCAGGCTGGAGAAGTTAACGCTAGTCGGGAGCAGGCGATTGTTGATGCAAAACGAAACGCAGGGTTTGTTGCGGGTGGAGCGTCGGCTAATGGTGCGGGTACGGAATCTGTCGGAAAAATTAACTCTGTCCAAGACGCGTGGCTCGCGGCTAAAAGACAGAACGGAATGTAAACCCACCTACTAACTTCATACTGGAGAAACTATAATGGCTGTAAACGCTAACTTTGATGCGCTACTGGCAACTACGATTGCCAACTATCGC